AGGCTTCTTTGGTGGTCAGATTCAGCGTGAAGGCGCTGAGTTTGCCATCGAAAATGATAAGCAGCTAGGTAGCTGGATGCGAGTCATTGAAGAACCTAAAAAAGAAAAGTCTAAGCCAAAGAAAGCTAAGGCAGTAAAAGAAGAAGCCGAGCAAAAAGGCTAATTCAACTAAGGCCCAATCCGCTAAGGTGCGGGCCTGTTTTATATTAAAGGTGATTAAGTGGCTCTCGATACATACGCAAATCTAAAAGAATCTGTACAGGACTGGTCACACCGAAGTGATATTAAAAGCCGTATCGATGACTTTATTTTAATTGCCGAACAAGAAATGTATAACAATCGGGTCGAGGCTTTAGAAGTCCGCGACCAGGAAGTTAAAACCTCAGTTGATACCGTCATTGGCTCTAAGTTCGTTTCATTGCCTACCGGTTATTTGAGTATGCGCGGCATATTGATTGATGATAAGTCTACGGATGCTCAGCAATACCCGCTTAGATACCTAACCCCAGAATTACTACACAAAAGCACAACTAACGGATGCCCTACAGAATTCACAGTTACAGATCAGGTTGAATTTAACCGACCTGCTGACGCTGTATATAATATTGAGATTCAGCATCTAGCTAAGATTCAGGCATTAACCGCAGTCAATCCAACTAACGACATCCTAACCAACTACCCTACAATCTATCTATCTGGCTGCCTATGGGCTTTATACAATTGGACGAAAGACGCGGAATCAGCCGCAGGGGCTTACAGTAATTTCATTGGTGCTATTCAAGGCGCTAACAAGACCACTAAGAACGGTAAATACGGGCCAGCTCCAGTGATGCGCTCAGAAGGGTTTATTGTATGACGTTTAAAACGATACCTGTTGAGTTTATAGGTGGGTCATATCAGCACCGGTCGCGCTCACTATCTTCTCAGGTGACAATGAATCTAATACCTGAGTTTATGGCTAGCGGAAAGACTCGAGGGGCTTTGACATCGTGGCCCGGCTCTAAATCATTCTCTGCTGGCTCAGGCATTGATAGAGGTATGCACGTATTTGCAGGGTCTTTGTATAAGGTATCAGGCACTACGCTAGAAAAGATAGGCAGCAACGGTACGCGGACAGTCATAGGCACTGTAGACGGCTCTAGCCCCTGCATCTTTGCTGATGATGGCTTTACCATGCGCATAGCAACGGGAAGCAAGGACTATCAGCTAGTCGGAGCTGCATTCTCTCAAATTACCGACCCTGATTTAAATCCAGGTAACTCTGTTGCGTATATTAACCAGCAGATGGTTAACGATTCATTCAAGGGCCAGTTTCAGGTATCTGATGTTGGTGTGCCGGGCTCTATTGCTGCTAACAATTTCGCAACTGCTGAGAGCTCCCCAGATAACACTATTCGCGTTTACACTTTTAACGAGCGCTTGTATTTGTTCGGAGATAGAGACTCAACAGAAACATGGTGGAACTCCGGCACTGGAAACCCTCCATTTGATCGCGTTCAGGGTGGCACAATGAATGTAGGTATATCCTCGCCTTATTCAGTAGCCTCAACAACTGAGTTCGTTTACTTTCTAGGGTTTGATAATTCTGTCTATCGATTCTCAGCAACTCAGCCCGAGCTTATCACTCCGCCTGTTATCGCGGCAGTATTCCAAAGATTCAATACTACGACGGATGCTAGGTCTTACGTTGTTAATATCGAAGGCATGTCATTCTATGTTATTAATTTCCCTTCTGAGGGGCAGACATGGGCATACAATGAAGATGCTAACCTATGGTTTCAATTATCAAGTGGTGCAAGTGAAGATAATTACCTTGGCACTTCTTACGCCGAGGCATACGGTAAAAAATACATAGCTTCGAATGGAAATATTCTAGAGCTTGATTGTGACGTGTTCACCGATAATGGCGACACAGTGATTAGAGAGCGGGTATCATCACCGATCACAAGCCAGACCGGCGGACGTATTGAGATGTCCAGCTTCACACTTGTCATGGAGACAGGCGTGGGTCTTATTACTGGTCAAGGCGTAAACCCTAAGATAATGTTTCAGGCATCTTACGACGGCGGAAAATCGTTTAGCGATGAAGATTGGGTTGATATTGGCCGAATGGGAGCAGGCCGAGTAAAAGTCGAGTGGTATAACATGGCATCAGCTTATGAGATAATGATAAAAGTCCGTGTAAGTGATCCGGTATTTATATCGTTTCATAGCGCATCTATCATGATTAGAGAGGCTGGCTTTTAATGGCTACAAGGGTTGATCCATTTGTAATACCAATCCCTGCTGCTCTTAGTAAGGACGCCGATACTCGCAAATATTTCGAGTACCTAAACCGATGGGCTCACGATATGTGGGTCAGGTCTGGTGCTGGTGACGATACTCTAGCAATAGCAAACTCCGACACCAATAGAAAGGCCGACACGTTGCTTTACTCTGTTTTAGATAAGGTTTCGCTAGGTGATGATTTAACAGTGGATACCACTGGATTTACAGCAGATAACAATAACTTCACAACAGATATGACGGAATCATAATGGCTCAACAACTTATTGATATTGGCGGATCTTCCAACGATGGCACCGGTACAAATTGGCGTACTGCCTGGAGCTTCACAAATAATAACTTCACTGAGCTTTTTACCAGCGTATCTAATCTTGCGCTAGATAATCGGATCATAGTAAAGACAGCAGCCGACTTGTCCGGCACTCTAGACAGCACAAAAGAATATTTCCTTGACGGCATTATTGACATGGGAAGTCAGTCCATTGAGATTCCAGCCGGTGGTCTTAGCTTATCTGGCTATAACTTCGACGTATCAAAGCTAACATCGACCGCTAGCTCTTACACCATGTTCACTTCTCCTATTGGTGGATCTGGCGACTTGATCGGCAAGGATTATGCAATTGAGGTTACTGGAGCATCATCAAAGGTTTACGATATTACTGACGCTACTGGATTTAATGCCTTTGAATTTGCCCGCATAAATTACAACAACTGCACGTCACTTGGCACTATTACAAACTACAGGCAAGGGCTAGAAGTTGGAACTGGTCGATTCGGCGGAAAGCCTGAGCTTGAGCTTGCCGGTACATGGCTAGGCGGCTTCTTTATCGACATCTCAATTGTAAGAAACCTAGCCGATGGAGCCTATACTTTATTCAAGGCTGGTGCTGGTTTTACTATGGCGTCAAGATTCAGGTCGAATCAAAATATTGACCTTCCTCCTAGCGCTAGTTTCTTTGACTTCTCGGCATCTAACTTTGTTAATCCCTCAACAGTTCAACTTGAAGGTTGTATTATTACTCGTAATGGAGTCTTTGACGCAGAAGACCCTAATCTAATTCCTAACCTATCCGCGTCCGAGCTTGTTTCTGCTTGGTCTGCAAACAACGGCATTCCTAACACATTTGTAGGTGGAGAGGCTGTAATAACAGCGGAGGTGACTACGGTTATAGCTTCCCCCGCTACTTTTGTTGACCTGCTTGGAACTTATATTGTTGCAGACCTTCAGCATTTTGACTCTCCAGTAAATGGCCAGCTAAGACACCTGGGATCGTCTCCTCGGGAATTCTCAATGTCTGGACAGTTTGTTTTAGATTCTGGATCTAATAACGAAGTAGATTTGAAAATTGTTATTTTTAGGGATGCTACATCTAGCTTTGAGGATGCAAAAATACAGCGCCGAGTCATTAATAATCTTCAGGGTGGTCGAGATGTTGGCTATTTTGTTATAACTGATAACATCACTCTTGATATGAATGATTACGTTAAACTTCAGGTTGCAAACGTAAGCAGCACGACAAACATAACGGCCGAGCTTGATTCGTTCTTTATGGTAGGGGCTCGCTAATGGCTGACGTAGTGATAGTAAACAGCAAGGAGAATGTAGTGGCCAACACTATAGAGCAGGTGTATCTTTCTCCCAATAGTGGAAATGGCACAATCATTACGGCCTTTTCTGCTATTAACAATTCTGGCGTAAATGCATCTTATAAAGCGTACATTTACGACGCTGGTGGTGCCGCTGTGAATCCTACAATTCCTATTAAAATTGTGGTGCGAAATAGATTTGATGTCGGCCCATCAATAACCAATCAGCTAATACCAAACGGCGGGACGTTAAGAGTCGAGTCTAGCGCAGCAGGATCTATTACTTTTCTTCTTTCCGGGATTACCTGCACATGGCATTGAAACCCCTCCTCGGACTCAT